AACTTCACTATAAAACGCATGATTTCTAGTTGTAATTATGCAAACTTCAAAACCAGCACAAACTAATTCTTTTGCATAATCTTCAACTACATTTACACTTAAAGTACTATCGAAATCAAAACTTACTTTATTATTCATGTTTAATTTATTTTTAAATGTTATTAATACTTATATTATATATTATAACTAACTAATGCTTAGAGAGAGTTCTAGAGTTAAAAGCATAGTAGTATTACCCCTAAACTAGAATATTAATCTAATTTGAGTTGTACTATACTTTTAAAACGAATTAACTAACAAATGCTTGTCGGTCGTCCTATCGTTATTAAGCACTCTAATTACTCGATAGTAGTATTAGAGATGAAGTCTATTTTAGAAACTATCATTCCGTTGTTCAGGCTCTCTTCTTTTGTAGCACCTTGCAAATATGAACACCCCAATGGTTTTGCACTTAATTTATACCGCCACCGTTTTCAACCAACCGATATAAAGTTTTTTATTTAAAGGCATAAAAAAAGCCACTCCTAAAGTCAGATTAGAGTAGCCTTTTAAACGTTGTTAAACAACAAATATTTTTAGAATCTATCTAAATCTGACAATAGACAATGCAAATATAAACATATTTTATTAAAAGTCAAGCGAAATATTAAAAAAAATAAAAAAATTAATTCAAATTATATTTTTCTATTGAATCATCATAAGTAATATAATAACCAACCGCTTGACATTCATCTATTTTGTGCCATTCTGCTAGATAATGATACATACCAATACTATTGCAAATTATTTCTAAATCACAACTTTCACCGTCTGGATATATAGAAATAAATTTAATCATATAAAGGCTCATCTTCAAATCCACTATTCAAAGCAATAGCATATTCTAATTCTAGTTTTTGTTTAGGTGTTAAGCATGATAATAAGTAATTTTCTTTTATCTTAAAATCGTTTAAAACCTTTTCCAAAGCTACACCATTCTCAACAAGAAAAAAAATCTTTTTTATTTGTGAAGTTTTCATATAACAAATTTAAACTAAAAAAACTTTAAAATAATTTGTTTAAGTGGTTAAAATAGTTTAAATGTTAATTTTAAATTGTTTATATTTGTAGTTGAAAACCAAAACGTTGGTAAATAAATGAGTCTTGAAATACTTTTTGATGTAGTTTTTAATGGTGTAACTTGGAAAGGTTATGATTATTCAACTAAACTACAACATACATATAAAACTTTTTTTAATGGTTCTAAAAAGGATTTAAAACCTTATTTAAGAACTTTAAAGAAAAGAGAAACTATTGAAGAAATAGAATCACGCTTAGAAGCATCTAATTTTCTTAATAAAGCTCTTTATAATTCACTTAAAAAGAATTTAAATAGTTTAAGTTTCAAAGACTACCGAGTTACACAACTAGAAGAGAATGACTTAGTAAACGAAAATTTACGTTTATTTTTTGACGATAGACCAATAGATGAGTATATATTTAAAGTTCTTTTAGATGACACTTTGCTTGACCCTAATGGATTAGTTTACCTGCAAAAAGAAGATAAAGTTTCTCCAACTTTTATAAATTCAGAAAATATACTTTGGAAGGAAAAGAAGAACGGAGCTTTTCAATTTGTAGTTATTAAAAAGTCTGACGGTTATATAGCTTTCTTAGATGGTAATGTATTTAATTTCACAGAGTTAGAACAAGGAAGCTGTAAGAAATTAGAAACTTTTGAAGATTTAGAATCTGGAAATATTGAATTTCAAGGAGAGAAATACAATTTAGAAGTCACTAAAGGTTATGATTTTGCACCTTTTATTTCAGTAGGTTTTATATACTCAATAGAAGATAAAAACGTTTACTTATCTTATTTTGATAGTGCTGTTAGTTACTTTAAGAAGTTGACTAGTTTAGTATCAGAACATGACATTACAGAGCTTAAACAAGCATTCCCAAAGATATTTGCATACGAACAAAAATGTACAGGAGAAGGACACGGTAAGCCTTGTGATAATGGATTTTGCCATACAACTAACGAAAGTTGTAAGCGTTGCGGTGGTACTGGTGTGATTTTATCAAAAAGCGGTCAAGACATAGTTACTATTCCAATTCCAGATAATAGAGGTATTGAGGAGTTTGTAGACTTATCAAAATTATACTATGAGCATCAAGCACCTATATCTACCTTAGAATATCAAAAGAATGGTATTAGAGAAGTTTTAGAAGATGCTAAGGCTAGCATATACGGTAAAGATGACATTGAGAATGTTAACAAAACTGCGACAAGTAGATTAATAGAGGTTGAAAAGTCTAATCAAGCATTATACCCATTTGCAAACAACATCAAAAGAGTTTACGAAGTAATAGCTAAACAATCTAGTTTATTATTAGGTCAAACAAACAATGATTTTGAGTTTACATTTCCGCAGAAATTAATTGAATTAAACGAAAGTGAGTTAATTGAATTAATTAAGGAAGCAAAAGAAAACAGTTTACCACAAAGTATTATTCAAGAGTACGAAAATAGACTTGCTAAAACAGTGTTTAAAAACAATAAGTACAAATCTAAGATACATGATTTAGTAATTAAGTTAAAGCCTTTTAATGATAGCTCTAAAGCTGAAATATTAGCACTTAAAGATACTGGATTAGTTAATGAAGATGATGTAATATTAAACTTAAACTTTGATAGATTTTTAAAAGAAGTTGAAAGAGGTTATTTAGAAAGCCAATCATCTATTATTGAGGCTGATATAAAAGAAGTAGAAACAAAGATATTAGAAATATTAAAAGAGTTTAAAAAAGGAATTGAACCACAAGAACCTAACTTAACTATATGAGTTTAGAAAGTGATTTTAATAAAGCTACAAAAGAACTTGATAAAAGAATTGAGAAAGTAAGAAGTTACGAGGGTGAGATTTTAAAAAAGGGGCGGTCAATTCAAAACAAAGTTTATACAGAATTATTAGATAAAATACTTTCTGAATTAGACAAAGACGAAAATGGTATTATTAAAAATACTTTAAAAAACAGAACAATAACCAATAGGTTAAATAAAATATTAAGCAAAGACAAACTAGACGATTTAACAAATTATTATATCAACTCAATAGACAACATATCAACAAGCAATAACAAGCAGTTTAGCGTTTACTATAAGACTAAAACAGATATAGATAAAGCTATACAAAAGCGTGTTTATGGAGGTTTGGGAATTGCTAAAAATAAAATAGTTGAGGGTAGTTTTTTGGATAGCAGTATCAGTTTAGAGCCATTGAGAAGAGATTTAAACATAGAGTTTTTCAAGGCTTTAAATGGAAACCAAAGTGTTAGCGACTTAAAGAATAATGTTAGGGAGATTGTAAAGGGGAGTAAGGGTAAAAATGGAGTATTAGAGAATCATTTAGACACTTATGCGACTGATAGTTTAAATAGTGTTGATAGTGCTATTAGCGAAATGTATTCGGAGGATTTAGGGATGGATGCTTTTAGATACTTTGGAGGTTTAAAAAATAATACTAGAGATTTTTGTAAACATCGAAACGGTAAGATAATTACTAAAAAAGAGGCTAGCAAATGGGGTACAAAGAATGATAACTTAGGAGGTTATACAAATAAGTCTTTAGGGTTATTTCAAGGTAAAAATAAGGGATATAATCCTTTAGTAGATAGAGGTGGTTATAATTGCAGACATAAATTAAATTACATAAGTAACGATTTAGCAGTATTGTTACGAGAAGATTTAGAAATAGATGAAAACGGTAAATTAAATAAATAAACAATGATTAGATTATTTAGACAAAGTGACAAAGGTTTAAAAGAAGTATCTGAACAAAGATATAAAGACTTTAAAGAGGTATTTCATAGAAAAGGTTGGAGAGTTCTCGCAGAAGGTGAAGAAGCACCAATAGAAGAGGTTAAGGAAGTTAAGACAAAAGAAAAACCTACACCTAAGCCCCCAGTAAAAGAAGAGCCTATCGAGATTGAGAGAGTTGATGAATTAGAAGAGGTTAAGCCTAAGAAGAGAGGTCGTAAAAAAAAGGAAACAAATAAATAAAATAAATAAACATGGCTAAGTTTACAAAAGAAAACGCTAGAGATTTTGCTGAATTAATCTTAAAAGAATCAGTAGACGTAGAAACTATTGAAAATCCTGATGATTTCATGGTTAATTTAGTATCTAAAAGAATAGAAGAAGTTGGAACTAATAAATTCAATTTTGGCTTAAACAAGGGAGCTTCTAAGATAGAAAAAGAAATTAAAAACACTTTCGCTATAGATGACGATTTAAAGGGAAATGATTTAATTGAAGCTATTGCAAAATTATCTTTATCTGCTGACGAAGTAGAAAAGTTAAAAAAGTCTACAAAAGAAGAAACTGAAAAGAAGTTAAAAGAAGAGTTTAACACAACTTTACAAGAAAGGATTTCAAAAATCCAAAAAGCAAAGGAAGAAGAAACTAACGACTACAAAATTAAATTCGAGCAATTAACACAAAGATTAGAGAGGGAAGAAACTGAAAAGAAAATTTTAAATCTTTTAGCTTCTGATTTATCTAGTGATGATTGGAATTGGGGAGAATCTAATGATGTTAAGTCTTACAGAATGAATCTAGTTAAAGAAAGTTTATCTAAGTTAAAAACTAAAGACACTCCTACGGGTGTTATTGTTCTTGATGAAAATGGAGAACTAAAACAAGATAATCTTGGCAACTTGGTTAGATTTGAAGATGAGAAAAACAGAATTTTAGAATTTACTTTAGGTCGAAGAAAAGGTAGTTCAACACCTTCTTTTAATGCAACTGGCTCACAATTAAGTATTGAAGCTCTAAAGGAAAAGTTAGACACTTTACCAAAAGGTAGTGAAGAGTACAAGAAAGTGAGTAAGATTTATACTGAAAAATTATTTAACACTTAAAATTTAAAAAAAATGGCAAAATCGTGCGTAATCGATGAACACTTATTATTTTCAAAAGCGGATGAAGTTTTTGAATCAATGGAATACCAAAAGAAAAGACGTGTATTTAATGCGTTAGACTCTTTTAGCGGTACTTTCTCAAACAAAGGCTTAGTACCTTCTCTTAATCAAAATGATACAAGAGTAAAAATTCATTGGGATAACATTTGTGACTCAACTGTAGTTAGTTGTGACACAACTTGTACACCTTCTGGAACTTCAAATGATGGTATTAACTGTAAAGAGTACACAATGACACAATGTGCACAAATTGACTTTAGTATTTCTACTGGAGATTTTGAAGGTTTGGAAGGATTCAAAATGCTAAACGAAACTTTAGCAGATGAAATTGTAAGAGGTGAAGCTTCTTTAATTGAATCTCATGTTATACCTTATTTATTGAACACTATTGATGCTAGTGCTGGTGAGAATAAGTTTACTTTAGACACTACTAAAACAGTAACACCTACTGAAACCACTATCCCAGCAACTCAATGGAACTCACAGTTATTAGGTTACTTTAGACAAGTTGAAGACTTTAATAAGTATTCAAACCCTCGTATTTTATCAGGAAGCTATGCTTTACAGTCTGATGTAATTAATAAGGAAATGGGGTACGGTTTAGACGTTGAAAACAAAGGTTATCAAGCTTTAGGAATGAACTTCGATGTTGTAAACATTGCAAAAGTTTTATCTAGTACTGATACTTATATGTTAGACGCTAACAGATGGAGATTTGCTAGTAAGCATGAATATAAAAATTCAGCTCCTAGTATTGCTTATCCTGACGGTGCGGCTTGGTCTACATGGTCTATTCCATCTAGATTTATTCCTAACTTAAGAATAGATATGGCACATAAAATAGAGTGTGAGTCTGAAAAGAATATTAGACACTATTTTAGAATGAGAATAAACTATGATATTTTTGAAGCTCCAGCTGATTTATGTGATGGAACTGCAAGCGTTTTAAAGTTTGTTTGCGCTTAAAAAAAATTAGAGGGTTGAAAAACACCCTCTTTTTAATCTGCTAGTTTGCCCGAGTGGTTAGGGTGTGGTCTGCAAAACCATTCACATTGGTTCGAATCCAATAACTAGCTCAAAAATAATTAATTAAATGGATTGTATAAGTAATACTATAATAGGTTTAAGTCAAACTGAATGCGATTGTTTTGACGCTGGAAAACCAATTGATTATAACACTTCTGATAGTGGTTTGTTTATTACCGATGTTGTTGATATAAACACAGTTGTAGATTTAACAGATTGTGCGAGCGGTGATGTATGGCAACTTTTAGAAGATAGTAGAAAATACGGTATTAAGCATTTTAAAAGAAATTTTAAATCAATGTTTAACAAGTATTTTAAAAAAGATTATAGAGACTGTAAAACACAAATAGGAAGCGACAAAAGAAACGGCAAAGTATATACAGGAACTTCTACTTGGTTAGGCTCGAGAATTGAAGCAAATAACTTAACTGGCTCTTACATTACGATAAAAAACATTAATACTTTTTTTACTGAAACTGGAAATATTGACCTTCATATTTACTCTAATTATTCAGGTGATGTTATTGATACAATTACACTTAATACAACTGCGAATAAAAAAGAAGTAAATAGAGATATAAATATTACTTTACCTTTATTTGAAAGTGATTGTGAAGATTTAGAATATTATTTTATATATGAAATTCAAGGAACAAATTTACCTTTAGTAAACGCTTGTTTTTGTGGGTGTGGGTCTAAAAAATGTTACTCACTTTTTTATAATATGAATGGTATTGAGTATTCAACTTTTCCAAGTGATTTCTCAGATTATGAGGTAACTAACGCTAGTTGTAATGGAATAGAAATAGAAGTTAATGCTTTTTGTAATGAAGCTGACATACTTTGTCCTATTGACTACACAACTGATAGAGGCAATTTAGTAGCTGAATTAATACAGTATGAAAGTGCTTTATATTTGATTAACAGAATGTTAACGGGTCAAAGGTACAATTTTGATATTGAAACTTTAAATAGAAAAAAGAAATTAATACTAGGAACTATTGACCAATATAAAGATGATTTAATTGCAGAGTTAAGAGAAAATACACCTGATTGCATTAGTTGTCAAGGTTGGGCAAATAGTAGATTATTATAATGCCAACTTTAGAAGAACATATAGCTAAATTAAGACGATTTGAACAAGTTTATAGACCTGAGTTATTCAAAGTTTTAGAACGTGCTTTGTTCGATGTTAAAGACCAAATAAGTAATAGAGTTGTTGAAGATGGAAAGGATGCTGAAGGACAGTTTTTTAGTAATTATTCAAAAGGCTATAAAAAAGTAAGAGAAGCAAAAGGATTTCAAAGTAAATACAAAAACTTTGCTGTAACAAATCAACTTTGGAATAGTTTGGGAATAACTTTTAAAGAAGATACTGGGGGTGCTTTTATAATGGTATTAGAGCCAATAGGAGGACACGACAACACTACATTAAGCAATAAAGAATTAATGTCTGTACTTGAGAAACAAGAAAGTAAAGATATTTTAAAATTAAGTAAAAAAGAATTAAGACTAATTGAGATAGCAATGCAAAACGCTTTCACAAGGTTATACAAACAAATAGTAGGTTAATGATAAGTAATATAGTAAGCATACTACAAACTAATTTAAACGCTTTAGGAGTGTTTGATGTTATTGGGGGTATTTCAAAGCCTATGCCATTTGGAATGGGGGAAAGTAGAAAGATACTACCTTTTGATTGTGATAGTACTTTAGATGAATGTAAGAAAGGTACTGAATTGCAACCAAGTGATAGATATAAAATGTTTGGTTTTTTTGAGAAATTGGAAAGTATAAGCGAGGTTGATGAATTTAAAAAGCAGTCGAGATATAAGAGTAAACTAAGATTTAACTTTTGGTATAACTGTAATTCTATAACTGTTCAAAATAAAGGTAATGATATTGATTGTTGTGATAAGAAAGGATTTATAACAGAATCTATTTTAACAACTATTAAAAGTTCTAATTTATCTAGTGATTTGTTTAGTTATACGAGCTTAGATAACTTTAGTATTAACGATTACGATTTTAAAGGTTACACAATTAACGAAAGATATAAATATCATCCTTACTATTCATTTAGTATTGATTTTGATATTTATTTTATTTTAAATAAAAATTGTGACAACTCAATAGAAATAACACTAATTAAAGAAGTATGTTAATATTTTTATATGCACCATTAATAGCAATTTCTGCCTATGTATTTAAAGAGTTTTTAATACAAGAGGGGGAACTATTACAGTTTTACGGTAGTTTTCTAAACAAAATAGAAAATGATAATATAAGAAAGCCTTTAGGCGGTTGTTTGCAATGCTTTAGCGGTCAGTTAGCTTTATGGAGTGGGTTGTTTTTTTTAAAGCCTAATCCTTTTGATTTGATAATACTTATTTGTTTAACAATTTTTAGCACAATATTAATAGATAGATTTATATGATTAACGAACCTATAAAATACGATTTTAGTAAAGTTTCGGAGTTTGAAACAAAAGAGCATAAATATACTGTTCATTTGGATAGTATGAGTGCACAAAGATTTGAAACTTTCCAACAAAAAGAAATAGCGTGTTTAAATTACTTTAGTTTAAATAATCCTATTGAGTATCAAAAAAGTTTATTAGATGCTTTTAATAAACAAGAGTTTGCATTAATGGGTAAGTTATTATATGACAAACAATATCATTATTCAGTTGGCAAAGGTAATGCTGATTATATTTTAGAATACTGTTCTGTTTTCATTTATCGAGAAGATGAAGACGCTATGTTTTATGATGAGAAGTTAGCAAAGCAAAAGATAAAAGATTGGAAAGATAATAATATTGATATTACGTCTTTTTTTACTTTGTCGATGATGGCAAGCCGAACATTATCGACAGCTTACAACGACTTTATCCAAAGCACTTTAAGCAAGGCAAACAAGAGCGAAAACAAGTAAAAAATATCTATGAAGAGTTGCAAGGTGTTTACGAATATTACAGCTCTTTATATTGGTTTTTAAGTAAAGGAGAAGCAAGCCAAGTAGATGCGGTTAAAAGGTTAGATATATTTGACTTTTACAACTTTTTAACAGTTTACGAAAAGGAGATTGAGAAGAAAAACAAAGAAATAGAAAAATTAAATAAAAATAATGGCAGACGCTAATGTAAGGTTAACCGCAGATACTAGTGATTTAGAAAGTGGAATTAAGAGGTCTATCGACTTAATGAATACACTTAGCGATAATCAAAGAAAAGTTTCAAATGAAATAGATAGTTCTATTAACTCGCAAATTGCATCAAGAAAGAAAGCGGTCAAAGGCTTAGAAGATGAATCTAAGGCTATGAAAAGAGAGTTAGGTATAATAGAAAAGATTGAACTTGAATTATCTGTATTAAATACTAAAAAAAGACAAGCTTTTGATGGTGATGAAGTTAAAGAATTTTCTAAAGAGATAAAGAAACTAGAGAAAGAGCTGGGCGTACTAAATGGAGAGATTGAAGAGACTACTAAACCAAGAAAGAAAGGTTTTTTTGAAAATACATTTGGAGATTTTGGAAGTAAAATAAAAGACTTTGTTTTGTCTCCTTTAGGTCTAGTTACAATAGCTGTTGGAGCAATAGGTAAACAATTCTTTGATTTAGGAAGTCAACTAGAACAAACAACGCAAATAACAAACACTTTATTTGGTGATACAAATGAAGATTTAGAAAGCATAAGAAAAGAAGCTATACTAGTTGCAAATATTTTTGATAAAGACGTTAACGAGGTATTACTTTCTGCAAATAGTGTTAGTAAAAGTTTTGGAATTTCAGCAGATGAAAGTTTAGCCTTAATTCGTGAAGGAATAGAGAAAGGTGCAGATGTTAACGGTGAGTTTTTAGACCAATTAAAAGAATATCCAACGCAATTTAAACTAGCTGGATTAAGTGCTGAAGAGTCAATAGCTATTATAACACAACAAGTCAAAAGCGGTGTATTTAGTGACAAGGGTGTAGATGCTATAAAAGAGGCTACTATATCATTAAGAGAGTTAACACCAGCAACAGAAGAAGCACTTGCAAGTATTGGTATTAGTGGTTCAGAAGTTCAAAAACAAATACAAGACGGTACAAGAACTTATTTTGATGTTATACAAGAAATAAGCAGTAAAACAAAAGAATTTGGAGAAGATAGCGCGGAAGCTGGAGTAATTTTAGCAGATGTTTTTAGAGGTGCTGGAGAAGATGCAGGAAGTTTTATATTTAGCTTAGGAGATTTAAACACTAATTTATCTACTGTACAAGACACTGGGTCAAGTTTAGACAGAGGTATAGCGAGACTAAAAGATGTTTTTCAAGGGTTCTTTATTGATTTAATACAAGGTTCAAGCGTTATAACTAGAATAGGTGAAGCTTTATTAAGTTTTGCAAATAGATTAGATAATTTAATACAAGGTGTTCAAGAATTTAACTTAAATAGGTTAACATCTTCTTTTTTAGATTTAATTGATACCGTTACTTTGGGTACAACTCAACTTGGTAAATATGCAGATGAGTTAAGAGAATTTGAAGATTTGACAGATGATATAATTGACGCTGTACAAGGTGAAGTAGAAAGCATAAGTACTTTAACTACTAATTTAGATGAAAACAATAAAAAACTACAAGACAGTAACTTAAGTACAGAAGAAGCAAACAAAATAAAAGAAGAGAATAAAAAGATAGTAGAAGAGTTAAACGAACGTTATCCTGAATTCACTAAAAATTTAGATTTGCAAAGTGCTTCAACAGAAGAGCTTAATAGACTAACAAAAGAATTAACAGATAGTTTAATTGAGCAGGCAGGAGAACAGATTAAAGCACAAAAAAGACAAGAAGGATTAAAGCGAATTTTTGACGCACAAATAAATGTAAATAGAGCAGTAAGAGACTCTAAAGACGCTTATATAGATTTAGGATTTGGAGTTAGAAACGCTAAAAACGAACTAGAAGACGCTTTGAAATCATTTAACAATATAGATGACTCAGTAGATGAGGCGGTTAGCAATATAAAAGGTTTAGATTTAGAACTAAACACTACGGCTAAATCTATTGTTGATACAGTAACACAAGCGGAAAGACAATTAAACATATTAAAAGCTAGGTCTTTAATATTTGATTCTGACGCATTACAAGAACAGATAGAAGCTCAAAAGAAAGTAGTTGAAGATGCTAGAAAAGAACAACAAGATGCTTTAGATAAAGAATTAGGGGTCAATTTAGATAAAGAGGTTGAATCTACAAAAAAAGAAGAAGAAGAAAAAGCCAAAATAATAAAGTCTGCTAGAAATAAAATAGAATCGGAAGAACTTAAACAAGCTCAAAAATTAGCAGATGAAAGGCGTAAGATTTTAGAATATAGCGAAAACGAATATAATAAAAATATATCTGATTTATTAGACCAAAGAACAGAATTATACGCTGAAAGTGAAGCTGATAAAATACTTTTAGAAGAAAGTAGAGCCTTGCAATCAATAGATAATTTAAAAGCTAATATTTTAGAAGAACAAGCATTATTACAGTTAGCTAGTGATAGAGGTCAAGAATTTATAGAACAATCTACACAAGAAGAGTTAAATGCAGAATTAGAAAAGTATAGACAAAAGGTAACTTTAACAAGTGAACAAGAAGAAGCTATAAGAGATTTAAAACTAGATATAAGTAATAGAACACAACAAGATTTATTAGCTTTAGAATTAAAAAATCAAAGTGAGTTATTATCTTTAAGTGAAGAAACTACAAATAAAAAAATTCAACTTCAAGAACAGTTAGAAAATTCTGCAATAGAAAGGATAAACAATAACGAAGAGTTAAGCGAAATTCAAAAAGAGGCTAATATATTACAAATTAGACAAGATGGATTAGAGCAAAGAAAGTCATTAATTGAAGAAGAAACAAGGTTAAAGAATGAGCAAATAAACAAAGAAATTGAATTATTAAAATCTTTAAATACAGAAGAATCTAATTTAAAAATTCAATCTTTAGAAGTTCAAAAAGAAATAAACAACCAACAGTTAAGCGACCAAATACAAAGCTATGATAATCAAATAGAAGCTGGTAAACAAGCTGTTATAGAGGCTCAACAAGTTGCAGAACAATCAACTTTAGATAATGCAATAGGCAAAATATTTGGAGTTGACAGCCCCGAACAAATACAAGCTATAAAAGATACATTTAAAACACTTGTAGATAATTTAGTTAGTATTTATAGTCAAGGCTTGCAAAGGCAATTAGAAAGCAATGAAAGACTTATTGACGG